TCTACTGTGTTAACTCTATTAACCCTAGCTGAAAATAATCTACCTTCAGGATAATTCTCAATACATTTTTTTAATTGTTTGTACCAATCGTTAGTAGTTAAGATAGCATCGTGGTCTAAAAAAACTAACCATTCGTCATCCTTGTATCTATTTAAAATGTCATTGTATCCCGAACCAAGGCAACTACCATAATTTGTATAGGAAATGTGAGGGTAGATTTTCATTGTCTATCTTTTAACAAAGATAGATATAAAATCAAGACTTTATATTTTAATTAAACCGCCGTAGTATTTTTTTGTTAGTGTTTTAACAAATGTAGGAGTTGGGCCTGTGTTACCCGCAGCTCTTTTTCGTTTGACAGCACTCGCCTTTTGCGAAGCGCTCATCTGTGTGGCTTTTGCAAGGGGTACGCATTTTGGATATTTTCTCTTTGAGCTGTTTGATCTCCCGCAAGCTTGATACTGCCCATTCTTCTTCGGAGCTCCAATGTCTACCCATTTTTCTTGAAACCATTTTTTTAATCCTTGTGCCATTATAGTAAATCTTTAAGATACTCATCCATACCTTTTGTAGCCGTATGATATTCGTGTCTCATTTCAAATTCTTTTTTAGTTTCTGTAGGTTGCTTAACTGCTCTACCTACATAAGCTTTGACCATTTTACCGTGTTTCATTTTTTTAGGACCCCAGTCTTTTCTTTTCACGCCTGACGGGTCTTTAATTTTACCTGCACAAATTTTAGAAGCATAAGCATTTGCATAAGCTGAAGGATAAACCTTAAACTTTCTTTTTGCTGCTGCTTTTCCTCTTGCACAAAGTTTAGTCATTATTTTCCTTTATTCATATTTATTACGTCTGTAGCCTTAAGTCCGTAAATTGCTGCGACTACTGAAACCCAAAGGCCAACTATCCACCAAGGCATCTCTTGTAATTTTTGAAAATATAAATCAATCTTCTCTTGCATCTTTTCATCTTCTGCAAACACAGAATATGCAAGCAAAAACAGTGGTGAAGAAATTGTTAAAAGTACAAATTCGTCTTTCCAGTCGTTTTTTTGATTTTCTGCAATCTTGCCACTAAACTCTATTTCTCCACGTTTCATTTTTTCTATGTGAAGAAGTTTTGCTTCTGACATTGCAACATCAGCTGCTTTTTTATTTTTGTAGATTTCTAATCCAGATTTTAAACCTTGACCTAATAGACCCCAAGGAATCATTACTTGACCCCCGTAAATTTCCCACCTCTAATGGCTTTACCCATACCTCGGCACATACCACCATCTTTAAAAGTTTTAGTAAATGTTACAGTTGCACCTTTAGTTTTAGAATCACCAAAAGAAGATTTTGATTTTCCAGATCTAACTCCAACATCTAATGTTGAATTTTTTCCAACATTAAATCTTTTGTCGTAAGATATACCTTTTGATTTTGTTTTATAATCTGAGTAACCAGGCATACTTTCAGTTACGTTTGATTTACTTAAAGTAATATTTCCAAATTTTGTTCCAACACCTACACTACCTGCTTTGGTATCTCTTTTAAGTTTACCTTCAACCGTAGTTTCTTGTGTGCCCGATGGCGATACAGTTATTGGGCCAATTAAATCTTTTAACTTACTACCTGAATTAAATTTTCTAGGTCTTCCGTAAGTTACTTCTCCTGTTTCTGTATCTGTTACAGTTGGTGAACCTTCTTTAGACATAGGAAGGTCTTTTGTAGCTTCGTTTAATTTTCTTTTATATTCTTTTGCTCTAATTCTAGCTCTTTTCTTATCCATTAGTATACTCCACTAAATTTAGTTCCTCTTATAGCTTTACCTATACCTCTCATACTAACACTTTTCTTACTATTAGTCTTTACCCCGCCATTTTTTAATTTAACCGGCGGCACTTGTGGGTTAGGCCCTCTTTTCGGTGGTGGCCCGCTAGGTACACCACCGTTCCTGTACGCACGGAAAGGGAAAAATTTTTGAGCTGTAAATTTTTCTTCAGTAGTTGTTTCCTTTTTAGGTAAAATAGGTTTTTTTAAAACCATAGGTGTATCGTTACTGTCCCCACCTACATAAGGTTGTATAACTGGTTTCTTAGCGTAGGTAGTTGTAAACGAACCTGATAATCTTGCATCAGCTGTCTTCTTAGTTGTTTGTGGTGTTAATACTTCTCTAACTTTAGGACCAACTGTTTTTGCAGCTTTAACAGCTAAACCTAATCCGCTAACATCAAATATACCTTTGCCAATTAAATTTAATGCAGTAGTTGTTGTATCAAAAAATCCTTTAGCACCTGTATCTTTTTTTGCTTGTGTAGTTTGAGTTGTTGTTGGTGCTCCGCCACCATCTCCTCCTTGATAGCTATCTTGAAAAGCTTGAGCTGCAGCTCTACCTGACTCATACATACTGCTAGACATCTCAGATGTCATAAAATCACCTGAGTATGCTTTTTTAATTTTTAATTTTTTATTTTTTCTTTTCATTTTTAGCTTTCTGTACAGCTAGTTTTTCTCTAGCAACTCTCATTCTCTCTTGGTGTTGCTCTTCAGAATCTTCAAGCTTCATTTTCTCAAGATCTAATCTTTCGTCAATCTCTTCAGCTTTCAATTCATAGTTTAACATATTCTCTTGTGCTTTTCTTTGTAGGTCTAAAGCTTTTAAATCTAACTCTCTTTGTTTCAAAGCAACGAGTGGGTCTTGTTGTCCTTGGGCTTCGGACTGTGCTAGTTCCATCGTTAGTTGAGAAACTCTGTTTGCAATCATTGCATTGATTTGAATCTCTGCTGTTTTAGGATCCTCTTGCATCATTTGTTGTAGTTGAGGATTACTTGCAATTGTAGCACCAACTTCTCCTTGTGCTTTTAAACTTACGTGTTCTGAAACGTGTCCTTGTAATAATGCGTAGACCATTGGATTAATCTGCACCATTCTTGTAGCCATAAATGCTCTATGTGCTTGAATGTGTGCATCGTGGTCTTGTTCAGGAAATGCTTTTGGTAATTTCATCTGAAGTGCTTCCATATTTTCTATAGCTGGGTCTTTAGGTATAGGCATTTCTTCAGGTCTTAGAAGATTATCAATTTCTTTTGTACCTAATGACTCATATACTCTACGATATGCTTCTCTGATGTTGTGTAATTGTGGAGCACTTAGTGCAATCTTTAAATTTTCGTTAGCAAGTGTAACTCTTTGTGCCATTGAGAAGACATTTGGGTCAGCAACAGGAATTACATCTACTCGATCGTCAAAATCTTGTACTTTAATCAGCCTATCTGCACCATATACGGAATACGGATACACCGGTGGCAGATAAACTGAAAAGATTTTAGCTAAAAGTCTGAATTCTTTCTTCATTGCGTAGTAACATCGCTTGTGTATTGCGCTCATGACTCTCGAACCACGTTCTAATAGTGCAATTGTTGTGCCAACTGCTCTATTTTGTGAATCATTGCCTACATCCATCTCTGTAATTGCTGCAAATCTCTGACCTGCACCAACCACGAAGCCTAAAAGTTGAAATAATGTAGCTGATGGTTCTTTAAATGGTAAAATTTGAAACTGATCTCTGATATTTCCGCCTGGTGCGTCCACATCTCTAAACTCTCCAGGTCTAAATGGCTGATCGTCGTCCCTAATTCTGATGCCTCTCGACTTAAATCCTGCAGGTAAGTTAGATAATGTACCCGCATCTAGTAATTGTCTTAGTGCTTGTGTAGCTGTTCTCGATAATCCACCTATCATATGGATTAAACCAAAGCCATAAAAGCCTAAACCTGGTAAAAATTTGTAGTGAACGAAGTATTCTTTTCTTTTTTTCATCTCATCCGTCATATCGTAGTTACGATAAATGGATAAAACTTCTCCTGAACCTTCATCGATGGTAACAATGTAAGGAAGTTTTACATCTTTCTCTGCATCTTCATACTCATATTCTTCTAAATTTAAATCTACGTGCATTTCTAAAATGTTAAAGTTGCTAGGATCTTCTCCTGATGGAGAAATTCCTTCTAGCTCTTCGTATTTTTTCTGTATTTGTGATTTTTCAAACTGAACAGGTTGTAATTCTACATCTCTGTAGAAACCTGCTTTTTGTTGTTTTAGGATTTCGTTCTCTCCCATCTTAACAACGTGAGTAATTCTTTCGCAATCCATTAAATCAGTTGCGTAGTAAGGCACCACTAAGTCTTCTGCCGGTACAAATTTTGCAACGGCTCTTTGCATAATTTCATCGTAGTAAACTTTTTTAAATGCAGAACCTGCTAGTGGTAAATAAAATAATAGTTGATCCATATCAGGTGTGTATTCTTCCATCTGATCTGTGATCATATAATTCATAAATTCTTGAACACGACTTGCTTGTTCAACTTTTTGTTGATCCTCAGCTCCAATGACTTTGGTTCTTACAGGACCATCGCTTGGTAGTAATTCTTTATAGGCTTGTGCTTGAAATTGTGTAACGGCTTCGGCTAAGAGTGGATGAGTCACGGCTGCCGATCCTTTAAACGGTCTAGTCATTTCAAAATATTTAAATCCTAATAGATCTAAACCGTTTGTATAGGATGTCTCCCAATCTTTTCTTGAAATTTTATCTTTCTTGTATTCGTCGACAAGTTCTTTAGAAATACTTTTTAGAACGTCCTCAGATAAATCTAACGCAAGATTTTTATAAAACTCTTGCGAGTCCTCAACAACCTCTTGTGTTGTTAAGTCTTCGTTATCCGATTCTAATTCAATATCTACTTCTTCAGTTTCAGGAGTCTCAATAACTTGTTCCTCCATTACTTTATCGACTTCAGCCATTAGCAAATCTTAGTTGGTTTTTTTCTTCCTAATTTTTGACCTCTAGCCATAACCATAGTACCACTTTTAGCTTTCATCATCTTACCGTACTTAGCACCATCCATTGCCCCAAGTCCAAACATTTCGTCTTGTCCTGACATAGGCATATCCTGATACATTTTTCTTCTTCCGATAGATCTGATTCTAGCTTTTGCAGATGTGTCCTCTGGTCTTAGCATCTTTACGCCAGCTTCGTCATATGTAGAATCCATGGCACTTTCTCCCGCGCCTTTTCTTCCTAACATCTTAGAAGCACCGTAAGCAGCTAAACCCGCAGCAATAGCCGCTGCGATTTTTTTTGATTTTTTTGCCATAGTATTCTCCTTAGTAATATATATATTTTTCGTGAGTGTAAATACTTTCTTCTTCCTTTTCATCGGAATAAGTACTTACAAAATAACCTTGTCGGTATCTTAACATAGCTTGTGTCGTACTGTCCACATAATCGTCGTGTTCTCCGTGCGGAAAAGCTGCACATTCCTCAATAACCTCTTCAGCAAACTTCTCGCCGTGAGGGTAATAAACTTGGCCTGATTCAAAGATAGGAGCACAGGCATTAACTCTTGTATGTTTGTCACGCCCCTTAGATGGTACGTAATCTAATACCGGTATACCCATTCTTCTAAGCTCGTGTATCAATGGTTGGCCCGTGGCTTTTGCCTCGATGATGATAGATTCAGGTTGCCAATATTTGTATTGATCTAGGGCAACAGCTTTTAGTTCAGGGAAATCGTATTTACCTCTAACCGCATCGATAAGCATCACTGCATCAGCTGCACCATCTTGTGGTGAAAAAATTCCCCACGTGGTAATCGCAGAGTAGTCGGCAGTTTCTTTTTTACTGAACGCCGTATCGTAAGATTGAATGACGTGTTTAAGTACGGGCATTGGGCCGTGGTACGGGATCCACCAATCACGCTTGATGATGGCTCCTTCTTCTGAAGTTGGTTCTTGCATATACTGTGCCGACCAATGCCTCACGGACAACGACGCTTTAACCTTTTCCAATTCTTCTAGGTTCCAATATTCAGGCCACACGGGATTGCCACTTGGTAAGATTGCGGGAAAAGAAATTTGTCTCCAAGTATCTGCTTTAGGTTCTGTTTGTGCTTTCAATAATCTTCCTGTTAAGTCATCTTGTGCCCAACGCGTCATAACTAAAACAATAGAACCTTTAGGTTGCAAACGCTGACGTGGCCCTGACAAATACCAATCGTAAGTTCTTTCCATTGCGGAATCAGAAAGTGAATCTTGTTCTGTGTGTGGATCGTCGATAATAAGTAAGTCCGCCCCTCGTCCTGTAATAGAACCGCCTACACCCGCTGCATAATATTCCCCACCATGATTGGTCTCCCAACGTCCTTTGGCCTTACTATCTTCTCGTAGTTTAACATCTCCAAAGATCTCTTTATACTCTGCACTATCAATTAAGTTTCTAACTTTAGAACCAAACCTCGCAGATAGTTCTGCGTTGTGTGACACCTGCATAATTTTCTTTTTAGGATATTTACCAATGTACCAAGCAGGAAAATAAATTGATGCAAACTCAGACTTGGTATGTCTTGGTGGCATATTAACTATTAACCTTCCTGCACTCTCTTTTGCAATCAATGTAAATTCAGAAGCTATATGCTGATGGTGGCCCCATTTGCGTGGGTCCCTTTCTGTACGACAAATAAAATCAGGCCAAACAGTTTTTACAAAATATAAAAAGTTGTCCTGACATAATTTTATATGATTAATCCAAGTTTTTTCTAACTTCAATCGTAATTGATCTGTCGTTAATAATTCAGTATTCGCTGACATAATTCAGTTTTGCTTGGGTCCCTTTTAGATGGGTCCCCAATACGTTTAAGGATACACTACATCTATTTATTATGCAAGGTTAAGACCAAAATTGTTTCTTTATGTATAAAATTCCTGGAAAAAATTTTAATAAAAATTTTTTATGTCTGAAAGTTCGTTGGTACCTCTACGATGGGAGACGTGGCCCGGATCACGGGCCACGTTTGGGAGATAAACTATTTAATATGTTTTACAAAGTGTCTGTAACAATCAGCCTCGCTCAGAGGTTTTGCCGGCAGGCAAGCTGACATTAAAGGGCAGCTCTCGTCGTGGTCCTTGCCGTACACAGCGTGCAACACTTCATGAAGTACTACATGTGTTAACTTCTCTGGACCGTAATTAATCGCCTTCTCAGTGATCCATAACTTGTTGGCTCTAAGCTTAGCAAGGCCCAGGGTTGCATCGTTGCCTGCTGTTGCATCTCCAACTTTAACCTGGATCCACGGCAGCTGAGTCATTCTTTTAGCTTTATAGATTATATCTAATACAGCTCTTTTTAATTTATATGTCTCAGGTGACATTTTTTTATTTTTTATTATTTTATTTTTCATTTTATCTCCTTCGTTATAACTTTTATATCCCATCTTTATGGGAGATGCAAGGGCCATACCGTCCAAAATGGGTCGTTCATTTTGGGTCAACTAGACCTGGTTAAAATAAACATAATAATAAAAACAAAATAAACATGAAAGTTATCGGATAAAAATATAACAACCTTAAAAGTAGTCCAATAAAATTATCCATTTACAAACCCTCCGAGAGCTGCAGAATCATTCCGTTTTCATATGGAATCGTTTTAATGGTTTTGTAGTCGTTGTTTTTGTCTACCTGGTCCAAGATCCACGCCCCCTTCTTTTGGGAAAGTCTATAGCCTGCATTCTCTATTAAATAAGAATGCATTCTGTCTTTTGTGGTCTTCGAGAACCATCCGCCGTTATTTAATCTAATGGTTTTATTTAAAACATTGTGTTCAATTATTTTTGTTGAATGGTGCACAACGTTAATTGTGTCACCTTCTACAAACGTAGTCGTCTTATATGCTGATTTATATGTAGTCATGTATGTCTCCTTAATCTAGTAGTGAATAATATTCATTAGTAAAGTATTTTTGAAAAAAGGTGATTCCCTTTTCAAATGCTTTTCTAGAATCCTGGGCCATCGGTGTGAAGGGCTGCTGGTCCATAATCACTTCAGCGCCTTTAATCACATCATATACAGCTGCTGCAAACTTAGGCAGGGTCACTGTTACTCCGCTGAATGGATTCGTCACCGTTTCAAATTCTGCTGCATTGTCTCTGCTGCAATAGATATCAAACGGGATTTTTATTTTTTTGCCGTTGTATTCAATTGTATCGTTTCTATTCATTTGTGCTCCTTTGTTGATTCGTTCTTTTATCCCATCCATATGGGAGATGTCAACTTATATTTTATTTAGTTTAAAATTTATTTTTTGCGGGTATCTATTAAATAGGGGGTAATGACTCATGAAAAAATAGTTAACTAAACCTGGAGCCCTGGACCTGCAACCGGCCTGGCCGTGGTGGTTGCAGCTGATCCAGGGTTATTTTTTAAGGCCCATTAAAAAAGGTTAAGACGGTTAGGGAAATTTTTTCCCCTATGCATTTTCGAGATTTACATTTTAATTTGAAAAAAGGTTATGCCTAAACGCCTAGCAAGCACCCCTAGCACTTCGAGGGTTTCATTTATAAAGGTTAATATTAATAGGTGCGTGAACGCCCCTACAATCTTCGACGCCCACGAGCCACGCCGAAGGCGTGGCGAGTGGTGCGAAAAAATTATTCAAGAAGCGTGGGACGTGGTTATTGCGTCAGCAATCACGCACCACGTTGCCAAGTCATTTTATCAAAAAATAAAATTAAAGTTGCTTCGGTATCCTCGCCACTTGCAACAAGTTCCACGCTCCTCGTTCCATTCGACTTAAAAAGTTTCAAGAGCTTCTGCGAGAGGTCTTGAAGCAAGATAAAACTTTGACCACCATTGTTGAAATGGTCAATGTGCCAATTAATTTGATACTTAGATAAGCCCAAATTCTTGTCTTGATTTGACTTTAATTCTATCCAAATTGACTTGCTATTTTTTAAATAATAGATGTCAGGAATTCCATTAATTGTATTAGATTCTATGCGAAAAATTTGACCTTTTAACTTTAGATTTTTAATGCGAAGCCAAAGCTTACTTTCTCTTTTTTTCATAGCCCATTAATAAGTCAATAATGGGCTATGGTCAATCTAGTTTAACAAACTTTAAAGCCACCACACTCGTTCAAAAATGCAACAAAATTTTTTACATTTTCTAAAGAAACAGGATAGCTTGAAGTCCTATCCTCACTTTCCCAAAGCTTATCCCACTTTAATTTTAAGTGAGGTGGGTAATCTCTTGGAATAATATTAGCTTTTGTGGTTTCTTTAATGGCTTGTTTTTTTAACTTTTCCATTTGTTCTTTTATTTGTGCGTTCCAAAGTTCAGCTTGTTTAGCTTCTTTCTTCCATTGTTGCTCAGCTTTTTTAAGCCAACCATTATTAATTACCTTTTCTAAAGATAACTTTATTTTAATGGCTTCGAGCTCACTAAATTCAAAGCCACTATTGTCTTGCAATCTTTCTTTTTGCTCATCTGTTAGCCAATCCTCGTTGAGTACAGTAATTAAATTTGCGAGAGGTCGCCAAAACCAAACATTGTTTCTAAAATAATAACCAACATTTTCAGCTTCAAATTTTGATAAATCTTCAAAATATTTATCTCTTTCTTTTTCTGTTGTTGGTTTATCCCAATCAATCTCAGGTCTTTTACCTTTTATTTTTGGCTTTAAGCCATATACGTCCATACCCATTTTATTTTGCTCCTTTTTTTATTTGGTTGTCTACTCGTTGAATATTTGCTTTGTCTCGTTCTATTCGTTCTCTATCTTCTTTGGACAAAACAAAAACCTTACTAAGTGGTTTTGGTCTTAATACACCTAGCCCACTTTTTAATGGGCTAGATGAAGTTGAATTATATTTTTTCATTATAGTATTGTTGTTTTTAAAGAAATCGCTTCACTTTCTTTTTTATATTTGTCGTAAGTGTCAGGATTTTCTTTTCTAAAAGTTGTTGTATCAAAGATACTTCTTAATGTTCTTATGATTTCAACAGCAACTTTTTGTTTTTTATGAGTGAAAAGCTTTTTGCTTTTAACTTGCTCAATAATATACTCTTTTCTTAACTTATGTATTTTATTGATTGTCTTAATCATCTCATCATCTTTTGCGTGTTCTAGCACTAATTGGTTTAAAGGTTTTTCTTTAAACTCTTCTACTTGTTTTAATTGTTGACTATTCATTTGTTAACTCCTTTGTTATTTGTTTAGTCTTAAATTAATCAATTTATCTCTTATCTTCATAAGATAGTCAAGCATTATTATTACTTTGAAGTTCGCTTAATAGTTGTGTTTCTATTTGTTGCCTAAGTTGTGGGCTATTATGATAGTCTAACCAACCATTTGGCAAATTTAAAGCCAAGTCATTTCTTCTTCTATTAATGCTGATATTATTATAATTAATAGTTCTTTCAGTTTTTCTGCCTATAAAATCAATAGCCCTATCGCCATAAATTCCAAACCACTCTTCAAAACAATGTCGAGTACAGAAGTTTCCATTTTGATAACGCAAACTAGAGTTAACCCTATCGGCTAAATATTTTTCACCACCTACTTTAATAAACCTATCGGCAGTATTATAACCTGAACAATATGGGTTTTGACAAACTTTTTTATCCATTTTGTACCACCTTTTTTAATTTATACTTTTTTATTGATATGACATTTTTAGAAATATATGGGTCTATATTTTCTAATTCTTCAAAACTTGTTTGAAGTGTTGCGTTAGGTTTTTTCTTTTTAAATATATCTAATATATTAAATAGTTTTATTTTCATTTTTTACTCCTCTTGTTTGTTTTCTATTTTTGCAAACTCTTCTAAAAATTTTTCTATCTTTTTAAAAGTAGTTTTATCTATACTGTCCTGATCTACCCACTCGGTACTCCAAGTGTCGTCTGAGTGTTGCCACTCTACTGCAATATTCCAAGATTTTATTTTTTTAAGTGCCATAAGCTTTCTTGTTGTGCGAGTGGTTGTTAGCCACTCGCTTTTTTGTTTAGCCGTTTGCTTGTTGTTTTTCATAAAGCAATCTAGCTTTTATTTTGTCCTCTCTTGTTTGTTTTTTGTTTTTCATTGCTTGAAGTAAAGAAGCCACATTATTCGGATTGAATACTGTAAGTGCTGAGGAGTTTTCTTTTATCTCTTCAACTTCTTTTAAATCAAGATTTAAAGTTTTAGCCAACTCAAACGCTTCATCAAAGTATTTATAACTATGAAGAGATTGTTTGATTATTTTCATTTGGTCTAAAATAGTATTTATCCAAATAGCGTGGGTATCAATAACTTTTTGTTTTGCCATTAACCATTTTTCTAATACTTCTATTTCTGTATTGTCTGCTTTTAATAATCTACTACTGCAATAATTAGAGCCCAAAACTTCAAGCTCAAAATTTTTAGCGTAGTTATGAAGAATACAGTTTTCATTTTTTGGGTTAGCAAATCCAAAAAATTTATCGTTAGCATCTACAAATTTTCTTTTGTATGGGCTATCGCTTTCTTGTTCAATCATAATATCAGGATTACAATTAGGTTGTGCTTTCAGTTCTTCTCTATACATAGCGAAAGCAAAATCGCTTTGATTGTCATAAGAACAACCTGTTGTTGACCCTCTTAAACCAAAGTCAAAATGTTTGTCTTGTGGTTTTACTACTTTGATTGTTTCGTTTTGATTTGTGTGTGAGTTGTATCTTCTTTCCTCTACTTCTGTGGTAAAAGAAAAATTAAAGCACCTATCTTTTCTATAAATGTCTATGTTTTCAAATTTATCAGAAAGATATTTTGCTTTTTCAACATCTTCTTTTGGATAAACTCTTGAAACAATTTGTCTTGCTGTCTCAAAAGCTGTTTTTTCCATTAAAGGATACTCTTCTCTTGATTTAAAAAAAGCTTCCTTTTCTTGTGTGTTTTCATTTTCTAAATGATTTTTGAATTGAATAGCTAACCTATTTCTAATCTCAGCATTTAGTCTTATTCGTTTTTGTTTTTGCATTTTTTACTCCTTTTTCGTTTTTTAAAAAGGAGTTATCTTATCTAAATAAGATTGTCAAATTAAAAATAATAGAAGAAATATGATAAATAAGAAAGGTATTGGGTAAAAATATAAAAGTCTTAACAAAATTCCAATAAAATTGTCCATCACCTCTATATATAAAGTAAAAATTAAATTACAACTAAATTTTTTTAATTTCAACTATAACGCTATTTGGAATAATAGTAGTATTGCCTACTTCTTCTATATCTGTTTTTGAATTATCTTTTAAAGAGTAATCGCCAAATATTCTAGTAATACCTTTTGATTGACTTAATAAATGTCCTTTAGTTATGCAAGTAGCAAGTTTTGTATTTTTTAAATTATCTATGCTTTGCCAACTTGCGTCTGAAACAATATCCAACCAACGACATTCAACCATTGGATATTTTTCTAAATCTGATTTTATTTTTTTATTTATTTTTATTTTTCTTTTCATAAAAATTTTCCCCTATCAATTTCCAAGGTTTCATTTTATTTTCCCCTATGAATTTCCAAGGTTTCATTTTATTTTTATACTTACAGTTCCAACAGAAGTACACATTCCTGGGTTATGCACTTCATTAAAAACCTGGATGAAAGAATGCCAATCGTTATTCTTCAATAACTTTATTTGGCGTGACGTCAATAATGTTTTTGGCTTCTCCGATTTTACTTTCAAGTTCGGATAAGCGCTTCTCCAATTGCTCACGTGACATACCCTCCAATCCAACATGTGTTATCTGTGCTTTACTTACAAACATATCTGCCATTTGGCCAGCTCGATATTCTGCGTTTACCGCTACACCTAACTGTCCTTTGTCCTCTGCTTTTTTAGACAAATGGTCAAATCTTTTATATTTTCTTAATTTATCTTTTTCGTATATTTGTAATTCTTTTTGTAATTTCATTTCCATATATCTGCATACATGTGGATTGACATCAGGATTAGTTAATCTTGATGCTATTTCAGTGGGACCATATTTACTGCTAGATTTATACCCTGCCATCTCTGCAGCTTTAACCTTAGTCATTTGGCCATAGTTCTCTACATAGATATCAACAAACATCTTTTGCCTTGGCGTGAGCTCAGTAATTGATTTTAATGCGTTTTTCTTTTTACCCATATTGACCTATTTGTATCATACTTTTCCCAATTCCTCATCCTGCTATATACCCCAAAGTAGGAAAAATAAAAAAATTTTTACAAATTTAATAGGTTGGATCAAGATTTTTCCTAGTTTTCTGGGAATTTTCCTAGTTTTTTTTCTTAAATTGGGAAGATATTTGCCTTCATTTTACTTGCTTTTTTGCATTTTTTCCTAGTTTCCTAGTTTTTTCCTTACAAATTTTTTTTTATTTTTTTTTCTCTAAGGAGTGGGATTATAGTAGATGATAACTGAACCGTGAGCCGTGGTGCGTGACCCCATACTTTAGAGCAACGAACCACGGTATTCGTTCGGCTAGGCTTCGACGAACGTATTATTTTTATCTTCTCTTACAATATGAAGACTATAAGAATACATTTCCCCGTCTCTTCTAACAAAACCTAATCTTACTAATTCCTCTAGGTTCTTTTTAACGGAAGAGTATCTATCCTTCATACCCATCTCAAAAACAGCTCTAGCGATCTGTTTTACAGTATATTCCCCTAATGGATTTCCATCAGGTAATACGCTATGGATAGCAACTACTACAGCTGCGTGTCCGATTGTTAAGTGATGCTTTCTTAACCCCTGCTTTTTAGATATTTCACTAAAAGCCATAAGAAAGTTTAGTATTTCAGTAGCTATTTCGCTACTTATTTTATTATGAATGATCATTTGTCATTCTCCTTTTTTTAAAGTTAAATCTATTACGATATGCAATAGACTAGCTAACTTAGTGTAGCCATAGGTGGCACTTTATATGCCTAGGCACCGCTCTTAGAGCAAGTGAGGCGTATGTTTTAAGTTATCTAAGAGTGGCACCTAATTGATGCTTTCTATCATCTAAAGTGTCCTAGTATAGACATACAACTATTAAGTGTAATATAATACTGCATCATTTGTTTTTCATTCCTTTCTACAAACCCAGGTTGCCTCATCCAACCTGGGTTTTTTATATCAGACTATCCTATAAAAAAAGTTATTGACGATTAATTTCATTAAACTAATTTACTTCTATCAATGACACTTAAGTCATTGTGTAACATAGGAGTAAAAACTATGAAAATAAAAGCGTACAACGCTAAACTTAAAAACACTCAACACTTCGGTACAGACCGATCGTTGATTAAAAAACTAACTGATAAATTTGGGCCCGATGTAAGTATTGGTGATCTATTACATTTTAGATTATCTGACTTTATGAATTCAGGCTTTACCGGTAAACAAACAGAAAGGATAGTTAAATACCTATCCTTCTTTGGCCATAGATTACCTGATTATGCGTATGCTAATAAAAGAAGCAAGCGTACTAATGTAGAGTTAGTTGCATCCACATTCTGTGCTTATGATGAGGACAAATTAGATAAGTTCAGAAACGATCCGTTCTATATGGACCCTGAAACAGAATATGAAAATTATGTGTATGATGTTAAGCAGGATCTGGATAAGTGGGAAGATAATTCCTTTGACAAGAACGTCAAATTTTGCTAATCGTTAGGTGCTAGTGACAGACGCATTAGCGCTCCTATCGTTAGCCCACTGCAGGTTTATTAAGCATCTTCCTGCAGTGGGCGTTTTTATTTTACTCTTCGTTTTCTTCTTCGTCTTCAACATCTTCGTCCATATCATCATCCACTTCTTCTTCTTGGATTTCTAATACGTCCATAATGTTTGCAATTTTATTTTCAAGTTCTTCAACCTTATCTTCTAATTGCTCTATTTTGTTTTTATTTTCGACATCGTCGTCTTTGTATCCGAACATAGCGTCTCCTTCGTTGATTGTTAGAACACAATTATCTTAGATGAATTAGATGGGATCAAGCAGTGACAGAAATAAAAAACGTAGTCATAGCAACCATTTTAGCGTGCATGACAATACGTCTTGCTTCCTCTACTTTATGTCTTAAATACTTTCTATCTTCTGCAGCTTTAGCTCTTTTTAACTTATTAAATAAATTATAATAATCTCTCCAAGCTATTTGTTTGTAAGTAAACTTGATGCTTAAATTCTGTAAAGCTTTTTTATATTGTGTCCTAACATCTTCGGGATCCCAATTGGCCCACCAACAAACGGTTTCAAAATCTCTAGAGGACATAATCCATTCGTGTGCATCAAATTTATAAATGGAAGTCTTTCGATCATTAGCCGTGGCTCGTGCATCTTCCATAGCGTTGACAATAACATGTCTCCACAATTTCTGTTCGTTAGATATATGATTCTCGTTAATTAGATCAGCAGCTATATTAGTGCCCATAAGTTTTAACAAGTCTGGCGAATAAATCACGATAGTGAACCTCTCTATTATTTTTTCTTTGAGAGGCGACCTCGTAATTAATATGAACATCTTGAATGATAGATGTGATTTCAGCGCCTTGATATTTTAAATCTTTAATTAAAGATGAAATTAAATAATAATCTCTGTCCGTACTTTTTTCCATTTTAGTATTATACATCTTCTCTACCACCCTGTATAACCTTGAACGGAATGACATTATCATTTCTTTTTATTTTATTTTTTATTTCATCCCTTAGCTCATCACCTTCTATGTCTTCACCATGATGGAATCCGTAAATCTCTATTGCATCTCTGATAAAATCTGTATTGATGCCACCTGATTTATAACCAAAAGTTATACCTGTAAGAAGCGAACCTATTACAGTTATAAGTCTTTGATAATGTTTGTATGGTGCGTGCTTAGCCATCAGCACTAACACTTTTGTTAGTTCAGTGGGTCTTTCGAATTTTGGTACTTTCGGCTTCTTCGACATAATCTTCACACATATCTAATAAACTTAATATATCATCAGCCGTGGTACGTGATGCGTGGTCGTTATGTCCTGATCCAAAGCAATGGATACAAGTTCCTGTGTTCCCTAATGAACCTCTAACAAAACCGTTTCCTTTGCACTTGTTGCAAATCAATGTTGATTCTTTTTTATTCATAAACTTTTTTTCTCCTATTGCAAGTCATTATTTTTTAGCAAGGGTCACACGACCTGTTTTATCTCTAGATCTATCTGACCATACACAATTAATTTCTAATGTTGAGTCATCTGCTGATACTAAAGTAATCTTATGTCCTGTTGGCGTATCTTCAATATAATGCCTAACATAGTTAGTATACTCCATCCAACCATTACCTTTTTTCATTTTTAAATATCCTTTCCCACCATATCATAAGTTGCCCAATTAAAACTAAGATTACAAAAATCGTAAAAGGTAAATGGCCCAATACAAATATTATAAAAAAATCTATCATTATACTATTCCTTTTATTTTTTTAGTTTTTCTCCAATCATCAGCAGAATATAAAAATGTCCAAGCTATACCTTTTTCATCAATATAATATCCATCAATAATCCATTTTTTCTTTTTTTTCATGCTGTATCGTCCTGGTGTTTTTTTCTCATATAATGTTTACTAGGCTCATAGTCCCATCTTTTATGGCCCCTAAGCTTAGCATACCACATTCTAATTCTTACGATTAGTCTCTTGATCTTCATAATTTACAAAGTTGTTAGTGTTGTACATATTAAGTGCTGTTACATCTACAAAGAAGTTATTGGCAACAGGTTTTGGTTTCTTCATTGTATAGGCCCCCTTAGTTCAATAAAAAATTTTTTTATTACTTCAAGTGCATCATCAAATGATTTTTCACCATCATCTAAGTCAATACGATTTCTAGTCGTATCATTAACAATTAAAGTTAAACTGTTTTGATTTGCATCAAATTCAACTTTAAAATATTCTTTGTTAAATTTTTTAAGTGCGCTTAATCTTTTTATGTCTTCAGGAGTTAAGCTCATTTTGATTTACCATTACCTTTTTTCATAAGTTCTTGCTTAAACTTATCTGTATTCATTTTTCTTTTCTTAGCTTGAAAGTCTATGTAGTCTAACAAGATCTTTTCAAACATTGCTGCAGGAGCTCTGTACTTATCAGCACATAGGCCCTTTAATAATGTATGGTTTTCTTTTTTGATTGCCATACTTTTCCATTTAGTTATGTCCATTTTTTTCCTTCCATTGTTTTTTAAATTCTAAAAGTGATTTTGCATCTGAGTTTAAGATAGCATTGTACTGTTCAAAGTAACGATTGTTATCACTACAAGGCCAACCTTTATGATTAGACAATCGGTTGATAGCTGCTATTCGTCTATCTTTCCAACTACCTTTTTCATAAGGTTCTCTATAATGAATACCTGCATCTTGCTGTTCTGCTATGTAAGCTGCAAATTCTTCTTCTGTCATTTTTTTCATACTCACCTCTAGTTGTTTATGTTGTTAGTGTGATATAATTAATATTATATAACATCTCTTATTTAGATAAGATTTAAAAGAAAGTCAATATGAAATTTTTATTAGTTCTACAAATTTGTTCTGTCATAGCCCAACAATGTACACAACCTGTTGAAATAGGCAGATATAAAGATCATTATGATTGTGCAACTGCAGGTTTTATTAATGCTATGGGTGCTATAAGAGAAATAGGACCTGAAGAAGTAAATACTAATAAACTTTTAGTTAACTTTTCTTGTAAGGAACAAGAATCTACTTAGGCTCTTTATCACTACAGTGATAGCCAACAACGATCTCACCTTTAAAAGTATGAAAGTAATGGTTTTGTTTTGGTAAAGGAATTTTTCTTTCGTGAGTAATTACGTGCTTATCCCAAAACTCAGCACAAGTATCATCAAACAATTCTACCTTTAGTAAATCTCCATTAGCTAGTATTAAAGCTATTACTAAACCTTTATAACTTGCTGCAAGTTCAAACATACATTATCATACCATAATATGCCTTAAATACACCCTTTTAAAGGCCCCTGGGAGGCCTCAGAATTGACAGTAGATACTAACAGGCCATCATACCCCATACCCCCTAAATTAACTTGATTTTGAGTTAAAGTACACTAGTATTGACATATATGCAATTTTATCTTATCCTATCTTATGAAGACTTATCGTATCCAAGCTAGAGCTTTGGGAAAATATCTAGTGGATACAATTAAGGCAGACTCTAGCGACGAAGCCTTAATTAAGTTTTCTAAAAAAGTTAAAGAAGGTTTGATAGAAATAATTAATGAAGATTTTTATTTAAATCATATAACCTTCATAACATATGAGGAAATAAATGAGTCCAGTGAAACTCTCTCTGTTGAAAAAACTTCAACATCTGGAACATAAATGGTCGGCAGATTTAATGACTAATGGTCTATGTACTGTTGATATGTTGAAAACAGAGAATGATATTAAGTCTGTAAGAAATCAGATTAAATATCAAGATATAGAAGAAAGTTTACAAGCAACAGCTTAGTTTAACTTTCAAAATTTAGAAAATTTCGCTTTTTCTTCTAGGATACTTGTCGGCTTATCTAAAGCATAGTGATTAATTATCATTAAAAGTTTTGGTCTTTTAACAATCGAATAAGGATAAATCATTTGAGCAACGGCAAATGCTTTACGGTGAGATACTCTCCAACGCCATTGATCTTTTTTACCTAAGCCATAATTTTTTTTATAAGTAACAGTTCCGTGTTTAACTACATTTAAAAAATAATGTAAGGGCTCTATTTCTGTCATATTAATTTCCATAGTAAGGGCCCATACTTTTCCCATATTACCACTTGCATATTTTCTTGGATAAAGTTTATATTGTACACAACCTTCTCCATCAAACAAACCTGCACAGTAAGCAATGTGTTCAGTACTTAATCTATTTTTAATTTTATTATTTAGCATCACCCCAGGACTTTCCTAAACCATACTCAACAACAAAAGGTACTTTAAACTCTATTGTGTTCTCCATTATATTTTTTATTTCTTTTGCTTGCTCTTCATTCTCTACATTGAAACATAACTCATCGTGTATTTGTAATACCGGCATAAAACCTTTTTTAAAACAATCTAACATAGCTTGTTTTGTTTGATCTGCTGATGATCCTTGAATTAATCTGTTCAATGCTTTGTAAGTATAAGCTCTTTTAATATTGTCTTTACCATATTTAGCTACAGCATTTTCGTGTTTCTCTGCTATATGTAAACCAAAATCTCTTGTTTCCCACATATCAAATCT